TTATTTAATGACATCCGGGTCTTCAGGGACTACCGGATCGTTTACGTCCGGACTTTCAGGTAAATCTTCGTCAGGTAAAGGGTCAGTACCCGGTAGCGGTTCAGTAATATCTGGGCGTTCTACCATAATGCCTCCTAAACAACGTGTGAAAGGGCTATTTGCTTTTGTTCGGTTTCTGGCTGCCTTTATCATCTTCAGGCATTTTTTTCGGCTGTTTTGGCTGGTCTTTTTCTGAATTTACAGTTGAAGATTTCATAGGAAACTCCATTAGCATATGTAGCGTTGTGCTACTCGTTAACTATAGTGCAGAATGAATTATAGCTAAGGAGTTATTGAGTAAATCGCTATTCAATGAGGTAATTTTTAATATGAGTATTGATATCGTTAAAGATTATTTAAAAAGTATTTTTTTACCGCTTGTGCTTGTTAATTACCAATTTCCTGCTGCTCTGTGTGGTTTCGCCAATGGCTGTATCCTGCGCCATCAATTCCGCCAGCAGTAGATGCTTAGCCCGTTGCAGCATCAAAAGAGTATACAGCCTGACCGATAGGCGGCTTTTTGGTCTGTGAAATAGCCACTATCGGCAATTTGTTAAGCATTTGTTTAGATTGCGCAAGTTAAGATATGTTCAACAACCGTAAACCTGTTCAATGAGGACAATTTAGCGCATAGCAAAACTAATGGAGGTTAATCATGCTGGGAAATATGCATGTGATTATGGCATGCCAAAAAATAGTTTAGCAAATTCAATGATCTGCAATACTTTCAATGATATAGCAAGATTGGCATTTGGACAAATACGGACAAATGCGGACTTTTGAACGCCCCAAATCATGCCCCAAAAGCGTTTTTACCCCAAAATCTGCCCCAAAAAAGCGACACGCGGATCGCTTCTCAAAAAGTAAGAAAGACCTTTCTTAGATTAAAATTCAACCATAAACCACAATAAATACATGTGAATTCACCAAAGACGGATCAGTCATAATAATCAGTGTTTATGCAGAGGAACTTGTCCCTGTAACGCCATGCCGGTGTTGCACCGTTAACTTGAGTGCCATCGTAGCGGGTGATATAAATGTTGTTCCCTGACGCGCCAGCCAAAAGAGAGCCAACTAGAAATATATGATGGGCTGGTTCAAGCGGTGCCAGCCACGTAGAACATACACCAGGCAAAACGGCAACGTTAAACCCTACCCCGATAGTGATATCCCCGCGTTGGTCTACGCCGTAGGGGTTATCGATGTAAGTCAACTGCAAAGGTAACATGTCCGTATTCCAGACCATTTCCGCACCAGCGTTATAGACAGCCACGCCATAACCTGAAGTTTTATTTACCCAATTTGCAAAAATATAAAGATAACCTGTTACGCGCGCATCTTTATATTTGATATTCCACTGGCCACCGTTTTTTATTTGAGAGAAAAGACCTCGCCCATGTTCTTGATCATGCCGGACAAAAAATGCAATTGATTTCCCTTCAGGAATACCGGTAGCGAGTTCACCGCTACCAGCATTAAAACGAATTTTCTTAATAAAATTCATCGGGGTTACATCAGGACTCATCCAGAGCGAGCCATCGTTTCTAAAAATCTGTAAACCATAAGCCATTATTCATATACCACCAGTAGAGGGACATTTTGAGAAATATTGTTCCATGTAATTGTGTTACCAGAAACAGACGCCTCTCCAGGAGGCGTTCCGTAATATCCACCATGCCCCATATAACTAAGAGGCAAGGCTTTTAATTTTTTTCCTTGTATTGCCGGATAACTACGGCTACCGCTGACGGGCTCCGTGATATAGTCAGCGATGAATACAGGGACAAAACGATCCACCATCTCATTTCCGTTTTTGTCGTAAAGCTTAACGCCCCAACCCATGACTATCACCCTTGCACGTGTAATTTTTAAATAAATCCTCACTTTGCCAACGACCATAAAATCTTACGTTCAGATTTGCAGTAGGTTGTACATATCGACGCCCAAACCTATCAATTCGAACTCTTTCAATATGGATGTTAGCTTGCCTTTCCTCATATGCCGCACCCTGATTTGTTTTGAAGATTGCCGTACAATCCACGGGATAAGAATTATCAAGATTTACGGAAGAAGAGCAGCCCCAAAGACTAAAAGTTGCCATTAAAATAATTTTTTTATACATAATTTACTCCATTTATTATTGTCTGCCATACTTGGCGATTTCAATAGCCATGCGCTGTGCATGGCCATTAATTTATTATGTAACTTGATAAATTTGAAGCAAATAATCGCCGTTAATAGCGACCGATCACAACCCTGAGCACTCCACGTTCATCATAAACTCGTTGTCCATACCCATTAATCTGGGTTCGGCCTTGCCCGTCTGAGCTGTTGATTTGTAAGTTGCCATCTTTGCCAAATCGCCAGCCCTGAGAGTTGTTAGCAAAGTTGTTCGACTGCAGATCGCCAACCTTCGCGGAGCCTATCGAGCCATTTTTGATTCGGGCGGTATCAATAAAGAGCTCGTTACCCTCGGCAATCATCACCGGCACGGCGGTTTTACTGTTGCGGTTAAACAGGGAGAAGCGATCCGCGTACAAAATCATGTCGCTGGTGCTGCCGTCGCTACCTAACACGATACCCGCGCCTACTTTCTTCCCGTTGTTCGTCTCAACCTTAAGTGAATACATCGCCTTTAGCTGTTTGTCATTGCTGGCCAGCGTCTCTCCCTGCGTTTTCACAGTTGCATTCAGGCCATTTTCACCATTCAGGTTAGAATTGATAGAACCGATTTGTGTGGTATGGGCGGAGACTTTGCCCTCAGCATCAGTAACACGCGTTGTTAGCTTGTTCACTGCGCTGGCATCTGCCTTATCTTTAAGTGAGGAGCTCAGGCCGGTTATCTGGCTGGTGTGAGTCTCCAGCGTTTTCTCGGTCTTGGTTACTCTGGTGCTCAGCTCGTTAACAGCTGAGGCGCTGGCTTTGTTGTTAACCTCACTTTTGAGAGAGGTTACCGCTTTGCCCTGCGCCTCTATATCGGTTTCTGTTTTCTTCACGCGGTTTGTGAGGCTGGTTACTGCCGTGTTTGTTGCGGTGACGCCATCGAGGGCGGCGCTGGCGTCGGTGACTTCCGTCATGACAAAGTTATCAATAAACAGATTGTAGCCCGGCGTATTCGCACCATTTGCACCGCGCGGAGAAATCCAGATCACGGCGTTAGTTCTGCCCGATTTGTTATTTTTGGCCAGCCCGGAAAACTTCACCCATTTACCCCGGCCACCCAGCGCGGCCTCGTTGACATAAACGCCAGGCTGCCAGTTATTTGCTCCGCTTTTGTCCTGCGAATGAAAGCCCACAGCACAATTCCAGCCGGTGGAGGGATTTTCACTGGCGGGCATCATCGCCCAAAACTCAACCCGGTATACAGCATCATCACGGATAGCCTGACGTGATCCTATTAGCTGATCCGCGTTCCCGTTGGTGTTCGCGCCGCGAGTTACCCGCAATGAGCGCGTGCCTGTGAAAGAGGTTCCTACGACAATTTGCGAGCCCCCGGCAAGCTTCTGGCCGTCTGCGTATGTCTCAAACGTGCTATCAATCCACGGGTTAGAGCCTTTGCGGCCTACCGTGTTCACGGTATTGGTTAGGCTGGTGATAGAGGTCGATTGTGAATCTATCTTTTTGCCTTGCTCATCAACCGTGCTCTGCAGCGTCTTCAGTGCTGAAGAATCCGCCTTTTTGGCCACTTCCTGATTCGTGGTGTTAAGCGAGTTAGTGAGCTTTGTTATCGATTCGCTTTGCGTCTTTATGCCGTCTTCGGTTTTCGTCACGCGACTATTCAGAGAGCTGATAGCTGTTGAATTTGCCGCTATGTCTACCTCATTCGTGATATCGACAAAATAGAAGTCGTCAAAATACTGAGTACCTGATTTCAGTGATGAACTAATCGAGGCATCAATCATTCCGTCAACGGTTGCTTTCCATGTCCCTGTCAGCTCAACCCATGTTGAGCCAGTGGGAAGATTCGCGGTATTGAACTGACGATCGTAAAGCAGGGATAATTGACCAATACGCAATTTGTTATTGCCCTGGTCATTCATTACCGAACCAGCCTGAGCACGAGCAAACACACCGATTTTATAAGTTTTACCCTTCTTAACAGGCACCTTCTGATAAACGCCAGCCAATCCAGCTCCACACTGCAAAATCTTATCGCCATAGTTTGGCGATTGTGCGCTAATGACCTTGGTTATACTGCTCCAGCCAGTGAATCCATCCATACCACGCTCAAATGAACCGTTGGAAATCAGGTTGTTCGGAATTCTTCCATCTGCTGCCATACTGGCTACGGTATCACTCAGGCCGTTTTTCAACTCAGTTAGCGCCCCACTCTGAGAGCTGAGGGTGTTTCCCTGCTCCTTAACGGTATTCTGCAGCGTCTGCAGTGCGGCGGCGTCGGCTTTCTTGGCCACATTCTCATTCGTGGTCTTTAAGCCATTTTCCAGCGTTGTAGTGCGGCCGCTTATGCTGGAAATATCCTTGCCTTGCTGCGTTACCGTATTGCTCAGGGTGTCCACTGCTTTAGCGGTCGCGTCGGCGGTCGTCTGCGCTTTGGCTGCTGCGGTGATGTTCCGCCAGTGCCAGTCCGTGGCATACCAGATAGTGCCGAATGGGTTGCTCTGGTTAACCTGCAGGAAAGGCCGAATATAGCCACGGTCTACCATCGCCTGAGTGACGGTGAATCGCCATGTTGCCCGCGTCCATGCCGATGTTTTTTTGGTGTTCCCACCAGAGGAAAGCGGCGCGGAGATCCCCCCGTTCGGCGTTGCGGCCGTGCCGATATAGATATTGAAATCAGCGGAGCCCGCGCCACAGGCCACCAGCACACTAATTTCATATACATCGCCAACGGTCGCCGCCACGCTTGAAAAGTTCGGGTGATGGTCACGCGCGGCCAGCTTGGCGGCATAACCAAACGGGCATCCCATCGGCACACCGTCAGCGGTCGCAGAAACGACGGTAAAGCCCATCTGGTTATAAACCGGGTCAAAGGTCGGGTTAGTGATTAAATCGCCGCTGGTGGCGTTTCCTGCGCGCACAGCTGCGGTTAGCGTGGTTATGCTGGTGTTCGCTGCCGATATGCCTTTGGTGTTCGTGTCCACCTTGCCGGAAAGCGTATTAAGCGCGGTCTGGTCGGCTTTCTTGGCCACGTTCTCATTCGTGGTCTTTAAGCTGCTTTCCAGCTTGGTGATCGAGCTGGTGTGAGCGCTCAGCGTGTCGCCCTGCTGCTTAACGGTGTTCTGCAGCGTCTGCAGTGCTGAGGCGTCGGCTTTCTTGGCCACGTTCTCATTCGTGGTCTTCAGGCTATTCTGCAGATTCGTTATCGCGCTGGTGTGAGAGCTCACCGTGTCGCCCTGCTGCTTAACGGTGTTCTGCAGCGTCTGCAGCGCCGTCGCGGTCGCGTCGAGGTTTACCCGATCGGTAACATCAATCACATGGAATGAATCGAAATAACGCGCCCCGGCGGTGATGCGGTTATTCAGGGATACCGGCAATTTGCCGCTTTCCGTCGCTTTCCACGTGTCGGCCACCAGCCGCCAGTTAGAATCCAGTTTTTCACTGCTGAATGTCTTTGTGAAAATTGGCTGGCCGCTCGCGCCGCCCACCCTGATTTTATTGTCTCCGTCTCCGTTGTCAGTTGTCCCGCCCAGCTGCTTGGCCCAAACGCCAATTAAGTAGGAATTACCCTTCACAAAATTAACATTCTGACCGGGCGCGGCCTGTCCGGTGATTTTTAGTGCGGCCGTGCCAGAGTGTGGCACCTGCAGCTTTTCAACTACGGTTGATCCATTGGTTCCGAAGTAGTTAGTGAGTCCGTTTTCAAAGCTGGCGTTTGAAATCTGGTTGCCGGGCAACGGATACCCAATTCACCAGAAAATAGTTATTCGAATCCTGTTTTTTGGTAAAGGCGACTTTGTAACGGCGGATTGTCTCCGAGCTGTTCCACGGAATATCCGCCAGCATAACGACGGTAACGCCATTCGAATCAAACTCAGGCGCGGCGATCGACATCGAGCGCTGATTGCTCCAGCCGGTTTCATCTGCGCCGATCCAGGAGAAAAGGCCGCTCCACTCAGGATTTCCCACGCGCTTAACGCGCATCATCACAGTACGGTAAGCCGTTGCCGGGATAGCCTGGCCATTTGGTGAAATGCAAGTGGCCGTGCTGTTTGCTGGCTTCAGCCAGCCCTCAGACGTTACCGGGATAACGACGTTTCCGGCGTCGTCTTCTGTCCAGCCCTGCGCGGATTTGTCAAAATGATAAATCTTGAAAGAGTCAAATTGCTGGCCGCTGCCAGCTGAGATTTCCGCAATCTGCCGCGCCAGAGAATCATCACCCTCCTGAACAATTTGCTGCAGACCGGTTATTGCCGCTTCGCGATCCCTTTTCTCATTCAGTAGCTGATCCGCTGCTTTCTGCGCTGCTGAGTTTACATCGTCGATTCGGCTTTGTGCTTCCGCTTCCACGGCATCTTTCCAGCCGCTATTGCTCTGCTCAATAGCCTGTTTGAGCTGGTTCTCAGCCGTTTTAATGGCTTTCTGGTTAGCCTCATCTCCGGCTTTAATATCTTTGTTTACCTGCTCAAGCGCGCTCTGAGTGTCCTTTTGCTGCTGCTCAATCGTTTTATTTGCCGTGCCGATATCAGTCTGAGCCTGTTCGATATCCTCCTTTGATTGATTAATCTGGTTTTGTAAGTTATCCGTACCCTCTTTAATTTGCTGAGTAACAGAGTCTTTTAATTCTTTGACAGTCGAATCCACATGAGAATTCACCTCGTCAACTTCAGCCGCGAGCTCATCACGTATTTTTTGAGCCTCATCGACTAACTCTTGGTGGCCCTTTTCTATGTCCTCCTGCAGCTTTTCAAATGCTTCTGTTCCCTTAATTGCCTCGTCGAGCTCTTTATAATACTCGTCTAAATCAGTGCTTGATTGTCCGATAATCCAGTCAGTGAAACGGCTTGCATTACCTGAGCGATCAACCAACCGGGCTCGATAGTAAAATGTTGCACCAATAGACAGGCCCAGCTGCTCATAAGTTTTCGCCGGGTAGGCCACATCAGACAGTAAGCGCGCATCTTTTCCAGCTTCGTCGGTGCTGTATTCAATCTCCGTCTTGAGCGTGTCGCCAGAATCCTCCGGGAATTCCCAGCTTAATGAAACGCCGTGCAAAATTGAATTGGTTGCAAAATCAACAGGCGCAAGCGGTGAGCCTGTTTTACCGTTTAACGTGGTAACCGGCGCATAACCCCAGCTGCTTGAAACACCAGAGGCATTAATTGCGCGCACTCGCACAGAGTATTGACCTGCATATATTCCGTTAACCTCAAAACCCGTTGTCGAGCTGCGCGGAATATTAATCCAGTTATCATTATTTCTGCGCCATTGCGCCTCATAAGACACGGCACCTTTTGCCATGTCCCAATCTACTTGCATACTTTCTATGCGTATGCCCTGATTAATAACAAAAGTAGACTTAATCGTTATATTTTCCGGCGCGGCCTGAGTCGCTCCCGGTAACACACTAATCGGACGCCCATCAATGATAGCGCCTGAATCAATGCGTTTATATTTGTCCGGGTCGTGGAAAATACCGGAAATGGTATAAGTACCATCATTGTTATTCTTAACTGACAACGTGCGGTACTGCTGCGCGTATAAGTCGGAATATTCAACAAGCCAAACCGCTTGCGCTTCTGGCGTCTCACTATATTCCGTTGTTACGGTTACCTGCCGCTTTCCGTTGATAGATTGAATAGTACGCGCCTGAGATAATCCAGACGGCAAATTAATCTGTAAACGGTCGCCAGCTTCCGCCGGGATATCTCTGTCAAGCGTAATCACACGGCCATTAACCGCGCTAATCCTGCCGCCGATCACACGCCCGGCCAGGCGCTCATCTGCATAGCTGAAAATGTAGCCCGGTTGCGGGATTTTCCCATCCATACCCACATCAATATCTATAACCCTGTCCCGGTTATTCGTATAGATGGCCCACAGGCCGCGCCGGTATGCTTCGCTTTGACGGGTACACCCGATTGCGGTTACTTCCACCTGTTGGAAGTCATAGCGCGCGACGTATTCCGTTACAAAGGCCGGTTGCACCGCTTCAGAATAACCGTTTGCCGGGTCAGACCATGACACAAGCGCGTTTGTATAGCGGTCTTTTGCAGTGGTGCTTGAATAGCGCGGTTGCCCCACGGTATTGGCGCGGGTAAAGTTATAATCCACATCGCGCGGCATATCTGCAGTAACCAGAATCTGCTCACCGCTCCAGCAAACCATTCCACCAAAAATAGCGGAGAAGTCGCGAACAAAATTATAAGCCGCGTTTCTTTCCTGTATATAAACATCACAGAGATAGCGTGGCTCTTTTCCGTCGCCGCCTTTACCATCAGGTACAAGCTCATCACAATAACGCGCAATTGTGTAAAGATGCCATTTTGATATATTTTCAGGCTTGATATTTCGACCTAAGCCGAAACGCCCCTCAACAATAATATCGTAAAATATCCACGCCGGGTTATTTGTCCACGCCCATTTAAACGCACCGCCCCACGCGCCATTATATGTGCGCGCTTGCGGGTCGTAGTTATCAGGTACGCGAACAATGCGCCCGTAAGGCTCACACGTAACCGGCGGAATTTCGCCATTAAACTGACTGGCATCAAATTCAATATAAAGTAGCGCGGTATTCGGATAGCGCAATTTAACGTCTATTACTTCGGTGTAACTTTCAAGATTCATTGTGTCGCTGACTTTCAGTGACGAATTATCTTCAGACGTTTTTGTTATTCTGACAGTCCAGGATGTTTTTGCTTCCGGTAATGTTACGCGGTGGCTTCGCTCATAGCCTGAAGTTGTTTTACCGTCTACCGCTGTTTCTATAAAGGTCTCCCAAGCCCCGCCGTCAGTCTGAATCTCAATTTTATAATTAACTTTTGCGCCGGTAACGTCGCCGTTATCATGCTGAGTAATCAGAGAAGGCCATTTAAATCTGAATCGCAACGCTGAGAGCGTCGTATTTGTGATAGTCCTTACCCACGGCTTACCCGATTTCAGCTCAACATTGTTTAAACTGATTTCGTTTTCAGTTCCCGGCATTCCCGGAATATATTTCTGGTCTTGCGTTCCCGGTCTGAACTCCCATTTAACGCCAGCAAAGTTTTGCGTACCATCATCACTTTCGAGCGGTGTTCCATCGAGAAAAATTTGTTTCCCGGTCAGCTGGCCATAAAATTCACCCTCACCCAGCGCAACAAGCATCTTTGCTTTAGCTACTGACTGCAAATCATCCGGGCTTTCCACCGGCGTATGACCGCCACCGCCGCCGCCTTTACGGCCTGAGATTAATTTTTGCATTCTTAATCCTTACTGCTGGTCTTCTACATAAATTCCTGCGGAGATAATCGCCCCGCCGATGCGGCGCTGTCCGTAAAGCAAGCCAACCGGGTAGCCCTGCGCCGTGGTGTTTTTCGCGCTGCCGAAACCGTATGAGGCTTTATTATCCGGCGACTCACTCCGGGATAGTCCGGCGGGTTGCGGTGATAGCATCTGGATAGCGCCACCCAGCGCCGTGGCCGCACCGGCGGCAAAAAGCATGTCACTTGCCGCTATAGAGAGGCCGGGCATCCAGATAGACGCAATGACCAGAGCTACACCGATAATCAGCTGTAACGCCCCCGCCTTTTTGCTGCCAACAACTACCGGCACAATGCGGATCACATCAAACGAGTAAACACCACGGCGCGCCAAATCCTCCTGATTCACGTTTTCACCGTCGAGGTAAACGGCAAACCGCAAGCCCCGCGCCTCACTTTGAATCATGAAACTCTCGAATCCTTCCAGTGTATGAGCCAGAGCCACGCCAGCTTCGGCGGCGCTATCGAGGTGCCGCACGTGCTTTTTTCCAAACCGTTTACCCAGCTCACCGGACAGAATGATTTTCGTTTCACGCCCGCTTATTTCGTCGCGTTCATACATAAAATTCACCTAAAAAAAAACCCGCCAACGTGGGCGGGTGTATATTTCAAATAAGAGGGAACTTGAGTCTAGAATCTGCAGGCTCTTATAATCACTATATACACATTGACCACCTGAATCAAAATAGGTCTTTGTGTCTGAGTATTTTCATAGTCCTGTCGCGCCAATATCCGCCATAAGGCGCACGCTTACTCAAGTGGCCATAAAGGTGATGTAACAGCATTCCGCCATCGACTAAAACCCCGCTGTGATTCCACTTATTCGACTGAACTTGCATAATCACTAAATCTCCGTCGCGTGGTGGCCCGTCAAATTCACGGAATCCGCATGCATACCAGCAATCGTGATAAAAATTGTCCGGGTATTCATCCTCCCACCACGGATAGCTCACTCTGAAATCATCCAGGGTGATTCCATGCGTTTGCTGAAAGTAGGACATAACCAGCCCCCAGCAATCGTAAACCCCCAGCACAAAATCACGCCCGATAAGGGGGAGATCGTCGCGCGGGTGATATGTCCTCAAGTCGCCCTCCGGGTAACTGAAAATATGCCAGGGTAACCGCGTTGCATCGCACATCGCCAAATCTGTAGGGCTGGCGCGCGCGGTCGCGTCGGGGTGGCTATGTACGATAGCCACAACCTCTCCCCAATCCTCAGCGGCGGCATAGTCGCGCGGGTTCAAAGTAAAACATTCCTCTGAGTTTCCGCCGGTGATGTTCCCGCATCTGAAATACCGTTCAACATCGCCGTTTTTAGCCACCACGCCGCAAGCCTCGCGCGGGTAGTCAGCAATGGCATGCTGTCGGATATCTTCAATCGTCTGAGCCTCCACAATGCCTCCTGTCAGCTTCTGATTAGACTTGTCCCCGGAAAGCCGCCGAAGGGTAATTCACTGTCTTCGCCAAACCGGGCCTTACAGCCCGCAACCGTTCCAGAACACACATCCTTTGAGGGGTCAGAAACCGGCTTATTGTTCCGGTCAAAATAGCGCGTCCCGGCATAGTCGCAGCCGTCGCCGCTCCGGTACTGGTTGCGAATACACCATGTGCAAACCGCGTGATATTGCCGCGTAGGAATCATAAGCCCTTCCAGATCCATAGGGCTAGCCAGCTCAAACTCAACAACCGAATCAAGCTCTTGCGTTTTGGCATCAATCATCCACAGTGAGCGCTTTTCCTGCGCCGGGTCGGCGGTCGGGTTACCTTCTTTGAAGTTCTCCGCGTCGAGATATTGCGCTAACGTCTCATGAATAATAACGCGAGCTTTTAATAGGTCGTCGTAGGCGAGGCATAACGCAGTAATTGAGCTATCAATATTACCCACGCTCAATTTAGGCCGGGCGGCGCTGCCGGTGGTGGATGATTCCTCCCCCTCATAATGACACGGCCACGGTTTATACTCGTTACCCTGCCACCAGATAGACTTTGAGCGCAATTTATCAGCTTCAAATCCAGCCGCTTTTAATTCCGCCTCGGTGTACGGTATCAAGTGATTATGAAAATACATTTTATCGGACAAACCGCAATTCGTTGCGTCTATCTCAAATAATATGATTTCGTTTCCCGGCTCTAATTTCTGGTAATCATTGGTAATCATGGGTTAAATGCCTGTTCAAAAGTTGCGGTTACATTAACAATCGTTTTACTCACAGCGGAATATTGCAAAGAATCCCCTTGCACACGCCAGAGCGTAAGCTCACCAAAGGGCGGTTTAAATGCAAATGACTTTGTTTTATGCCGCCTGAGAAATGCGTGAATATCCATAGCGGTATCTATATTCCCACTAAAAGCAAAACTAAATATCAGCTGTTCATCATTCAGGCCAGAGCCTGAAACCTGCGTGTAACCATCGCTAAATTGCACCTTTCTGATATTGTCTTTGCTGCTGATAGTAGGCTGGCTGTTTGCCTGTATACGCCATGCGAATGTTTCAATCGGCATTACGTTACTTTCTCCTCTGAGCCATATAAATCATCCCGCCCGGCCTGAGCGCTACTTTTATTCCCTCGGTCACAGAGCGCTCTACAACCATTCTCAGACTTTTTTCCATCTTCTTATTATCGGCTTCGCTGCTGTCGCTTTCTCCCTCTCCTGAGCCATTAACGAACGTTACCGGCGCATAAACACTGATGCCGCCACCAGCAAACGCGCGCGTGTTTGCCGGACTGGATGCATTACCCACATAGCCGCCGGTGGCATAACGGCGCTACCGTCTTGCGGTTTCGCTTCGCTCATCATTTCACCGGGTTATTAATAAGGCGGGTGCCCGGTCACCCTTTTTGACTGCCCGGCCATCGATGCGGGTTACCCCACGGCATAAAGACCAAACACCACCCGGATCAACCACGGCGGTTAATGTGTTCCCCTCTTTCTCATCTAAGAACTGATCAAGCATCACCGGCGCACTCGCACCAGCAGCAATTAGAACCAGCATTGCCGCGCTGAGTTTTGATTTAAGGTTGGCCATATTAATGATCCTGCGGTGGTGGAGTTACGTAACCCCGCGCTAACGCCTTTTCATAGGCTTTCGTTTGACGTCTCTTGAAGTAGAAATTAACTAAAAAGGTCAACAGACCAATGATGAATCCACCGATTACCGCAATGAGATTCCAATCCAGCTCGTGTATCCAACGGGCAATACTGCCCCAGCAGATAAGACCGCCAGAAGTGCAATACCCCAAAGAGGATGCAATTTTGTCAGGCATGATTTTGTTCATCCGACACCTCCTGCTGAGGTGTAAAAGGTAAGATTAAAAAAGTGGGTATAATACCTATAAATCTATTGCTTGCTTTTGCGATGGTGGGTATAATAACCACATGTTAATGAGATGGAGGATTGATGAGCAGTGCAGAGTTAATCAAGAAGCTGTTAGCCGATGGATGGATTAAACAGCGACAAGACGGAAGTCACGTAACGCTGAGCAAGCCGGGGATAGCAAAGATAATCACGGTACCCCACCCAAGGAAAGACGCATCAAAAGGGATTCTAAGGCAAGCGCAGCAGATATCAGGACTGAAGTTAATTTAACAGGGAGCGGTGAAAGCCGCTCCTCTCTGCAAACGGTCATCAATATAACTTAATGAGGTGTATATGATTTATCCGCTCTTTATCTTTAAAAACGCAGACGGGTTTGACGGTTATTTCCCAGATATAGAAGGTTGTTTCTTTGCTGGGGATACCCTCGAATCTGCCGTTCGCAATGCTGAGATGGCTTTCGGCCAACACATGGACGTACTAACGGAACAAGGCGGGCATGTACCCGCACCAAACGATCCGGCCGTCTATCTCGGTGATTTGCGATTGGCTCAAGATGGGGGTTTTCTAGCGATGGTGGATATAGATCCGTCAAAGTACGAAACGAAAGCCGTAAAATTTAACCTCACCATGCCCGGCAATCTGATAACTGCTATGGATCGCTACATCGAGCAGAGGGGTTTAAAAAACCGCTCTGCTTTCCTCGCAGATTTGGCGAGAAAAGAGATTGCCAGAGGTTAAACAAGCGGCTCTGTGAGTAGCTAAAAAACAAAACCCCGCCTCGGTGCTGATTTATATAAATCAATCAGCGCTGAGGCGGGGTTTCATATTTAATTTTAGATGGCTTATGTTCGCTGCCATCGTGGCGCAGCTCTGCCAAGCATGAATGGATTATCTAAAGTTTTGGGTTAGTTTCAATAACCAACCACAAATAGAGCACAAAAAGCTAAAAAACTATCCTCGGAGGCTTTCCCTGACCACAAGAAAAGCCTTTGCCTGGAATATCTGCAAACACCATTTCACCCTTTCCCTTGCCATTTCAGGTGTAAGCCACGGAGCAACATGTTGTAGCTCTCTCGCAAGCTCAGCAATCTTCTTACGGGTGGTATAGTAATTCATTCCTATCACGTAAACCGGATCATCCGTATTGAAGGTTTTAAGTAAAGCCAGCTCAATAAACTCAGCATCATCTTTGTTCTCAGCCTCTTTTATCATATCGCTCAGCTTTACGGGCCAGAGGATAGAACGCGCACGCTGCATCGCTTGCATACCGCGAAAGCCTTCATTTCTGGCTTGCTTTAGAGCTTCAGTAATTCGCGATAACTGACCATCGCACCACCCCTCCTCTCTGAGTTTTCCCCAGAACTGATCACGGTTTTGGAGGCGATATTCTGCGCGGGTTTTACCGCCCATACACTCACCCCATACGGTTAAAAGAGATTTTATCCATGCTGATTGAACTGAGGTTAAAAGAACTGAACGGCCTAACCAGCGCTTATTAGGTGCCAATGCTGCTTGTTCTACAGCCTTCTGATGCTGCCGACGCTGACGAGGGGTCATTCTTCCCCCTCATTTTCGCTGATGTTGTCGGAAATGATGCCTAACTCCCTGCGAACCTGGGTGAGTAATTCAGATTCAGTACCGTATTTTTTTTCCCAAGACTTGCGGCCAGCATGAATCGCTACGCCATAGCCGCCAGTGCGATGATGAGCATGGCACAGAGGAATCACCTGAAAATGATCAGCGCGAACTGCTAAACCAGTGCCAGAGCTACAATGATGAATTTCTGCCGGTGATTCACCATATTCCTGATTCCGGCAAACAATACAGCTAAGCGCCGCTACACGGCTCAAATGGAGCTTCTCAGCTTTAGTTGTAGGTTTTTGTTTGGGCTTGCTCATATCACACCACCTTGGCGCGAAAAATGAGCAAATACACCGCTCTGAAAGAGGCGGTGTGAGGTGGTATTACTGCTTTTTGGCGTCATCACTTTACTCCGGTGATGGCGCGATAGGTTCGGTGTTCAGCCGATGTGATTATTATAAATCAGCTTTGATCCTGCCGGAAGAAGCTTTTACATTCTTCGTGAGAAGATTCGGTATTTTTGATTTCGCCCGGCTCAATAGGTGTTAGTACGTACGTTCCACCGGGTAAACTATCAATCACATAACTACCAACAATGCGAAGCGCTTCGATTAGCTGTTTTTCATCCATTGAATTAATGCCTTTTGAATATATGAGCGTCATTTACTCCGAAACCATGTTTTCTTTATACGCTTTTGATTTCTGGTAGCTGACGCCAAGATCCACCCTGTTATTTAGTCATTGCTAACATCCCTAGCGGCTTGTTATTAAATCCAGGCTGAGGGTGTTTCTAGGGTTTGATGGTTAACTTAAGCAGTACCATCAAAACGAAACCCGCCGCAGCGGGTTACCGATTAAATAACTGGAATAGGATCATCCTCAAACGAATTAGCTCGATTAATGAGAAAAGTTACTACTCCTCGAATCTCAACATCGTTTAGGGCTTCTCCCTCAATTGCTTCACCGTCAGAAGTGATAAGCGCTCGCCCTCGTATAACAGCAAACTGAGTGCTACCGCAGAAAGACGCGAGCACGTGATCTCCCTGCTTTGGCCTTCTGGATACGTTGATGATGGCATAGCCCGCGCTAGTTTCGAGCGCGCGGCAATTGGCATCAAACATGCAAAGGCTGGTAACGCTGAGCCTCTGCTCAATGTAGTCTGTTGCTGGAGAGGGAAAACCCATAATAGACCTCACATAAAAACACTGTATATTTAAACAGTATAATCATGTGAGGATTTAGTCAATCGGTAACGGCTCGCTTGTTCACTCCAAAGGCTTTGGATCAACTTTGTTATGAATCTCCCATAGGCTAATTCCACAACTACTACAGAAGTTTGCCAGGTAATCCAGCCCTGACCATTCCCGGACACCTCCGCGAGCGGCTTCTACGTATACGCCTATTTGCTTATCTCTCCAGAAGCCAAACAGTCGCCAGCCTCCGCTATCTGCGTTTCTAACTGCAACAACACGGGTCATAACTCCGGTTTGATACAGCTCGGTAAAGGCTGGCTTTTTTCTTGTTATCATTTGCATAAATAACAAACCTTAGATTTATTGATAACAAATATGATGTTTCCATTTTATGGCTACTTATCCCGCAGTGCTTAGCACCGCTGAAGGAAAGTAAATGTTGGCGTCAATTTCAGCGTCCGCATCTCGTACAGCTACACACCAATCGGAAGACGACCGCTCGTCGAGCTTGCGCTCAATCTCTTTTTCTTTGCGCTTGTCGTAGACCATCACGTTAGGATCACCAATTGTGTAGAAACCGAATTTTCCCGGCGACGGGCAGCGCGCCAGAGCCGCGTTAACTTCATCGAACCATGCCGATTCTTTTTTGGTTAATTTCGCCATCTACTCATCCTCCTCACATCGGAATCCAGCTAGACGAATCTGCCGCTTCGCGGATATACCCACGCAGATCACGCTTGCGCCAGTAAGGGCTATATTTCGAATCACAGCGGCCTTTAAACTCAACTTTCCAGCGCCGGATACAGCGCGCGTTTAATGACTTGCTCATTTTTCGGCCTCCTTAGCTCGGCGTTCTTGCAGCTCTATCACGATGGAAAGCATTCTTTCCCACCATTCCTCATCAACTGCAGGACTACGCAACGCCAGCATTCGCTCAGCATCTTTGCGCATTTTTCCAAGGGCAAGATTTGAGATCCGTGTATTCACGCTGCGTCCTCCCCTAACACCCAGCGCAAAGCATCGGCATAATCTCCGCTGGCGGTTTTGAGAGCCTTGGTAATTTCTTTGCGAGTTTTTAGACGCGGCTTTGCCTCGCCCAGCACCTGCCGCTGACGGCGGGCTTTTTCATGGCCAGTTGTTCCAGCGGTCGCAGACTCAATCTCTTTCACTTTTTCCCGCTGCTCTTCCGGGGGAAGCGTGCCAAGCTGGCGGGCTTGGGTAACGGTAACTGTGCCAGACTCCACCGCTTCCCGGACGGCCTGGGTGGCATCGAGGAGGGAGAGCGTTGCACGAACGGTTTGAACGCTGCAGCCAAACAACACCGCAATGTCGTCCTCATCGAGCCCGCGGTCGAGCGCGTCTGACATTTTTTTAGCCCGGCCAAGCGGTGTATCAGGTCGGCGAATTTCGTTTTCGCTGACCATGTATTTAGCCATCTGATTTGCTGACCCGCGCTTTACGACTCCAGGAACAAACAGTGGGTCTTTGCCTTCTTTAAGAAGGAGTTTATTAGCCTGAATAGTATGTTTAACGCGCTGACGGCCTACAACCACGCAAGTGAGCCCCGTTTCAGGGTCTTTCCAGACGATAATCGGCTCCAGTACACCCAGCTCTTTGATGTTCAGTACCATCCCTTCGTCGATCGGCAGGTGAACCCGCTCATCGTAAAGAGGATGGCTCTTATCGGTGACTAGGTGCAGATTTTCAGGATCAAACTTCAGAGCATTTGTCTTTCCGCTGGCGCCGTATACGTCGATTGAATTCTTAGCCATTTTTAACCTCGTTTTTATTAACCGTCTCAGCCCATTTTCTTTTAAGCATCTGTTTGGCTTTTGCCTTTCCACCAGCCCAATAACCATGCTGGACGCGATAATGATCGTTAGGGCATTTCAGCGCGCCAGAGCAACTACCAAACGTATAATCTTTCCAGTGAAATTCAGGACTCATTCCGCAAATCGGGCATTTTGGTAAATCTCTCATTGCGCTAACTCCTGCAGTAGTTTCGACTGACGCCGGAGAGCGCGTGTAATAACCCTTAATCGTTTCAAACTGGCCAATTTCGCTTTTGTGCGACGAATTTCATTAGTTATACCTGCAGCTGTCGGAACAATTAAATCTGAATCTCTGCGGGTAAAAGCTGGTATATCAGCGACAATTTCACTTGTGGTTTTTGCCGGTAACGTATTTGTGGCGGGTGATTCCTTTTTGTCTGCCTCATTCGGAAGTGTCCAGGTTACTAATTTCCCCACAGCACATTTGACGATAAGACCTTCAGCGGCCAGTTTACCCAGCGTACCGTTAAGAGCATTCGTTTTTAGTTCAAGCTTTTCGGTTATTTCGCTCGTATCAAGCGCGCAACCTGAATCCTTCAGCAGCGCTATAACTTTCTCACGTAGGCCGCTTTGCTTTTTAGCTTTAACTTTCACAACGGTGTTTACGGGGGCTAACGGTGTGGATTTATGTGTTTCGTATGATGGCTGTATATCTGTAGCTGACCAGTAACCATTAACAAATTTAACCAGCCCTTTATCTTTCATGTCGTCCAGAATTTTGAACATATCCCGAATATCTTTTTTCATTCGAGCAGCAATCTCACGACACGTAGATTTTTCCATAGCCCTAACTACGTTAAGTACGTTATTCATAAGTTCTCCTGGTATGATTATTAACCCCGAAAGCCCTTCGGAATTTTGTTATCCAATTTTTTGCTGATTCTGAATGCATCGCCCCCTGTCGTTAGATTTACAGGGCAGAGTTTCACCGCTAGTTCATGCCATTTTTCGCGCAGCGTCATAGCGGTTTTAATTTTATCGCACCAGAAACTGTCGCTTTGTACCCGCTCAATCAAGGTGCGCATATTTTCGTGAGTGCAGCCCTGACCATTACGCAGCAAACGAATTTCGTTAGCCCAAACTGTCCAATTCGGCTCAGGTGGTCTTGAAATCATTCCGTCAAATTCAGCAGCTCGTTCATGCAACTCAACAACGCGAGCATAAAACCATTGTGAAAACTCTAAATCCTCAGCGCTTCCCCACAAGCTTTTTTCAGCATCAAAAATCACCGCTTCCGGGTGTTTTTCAGAAAAGTTATCCACAGGGAAAACCTCTCCAACACGGTTTTTAAGATCTGTTATAAGATCTGTTTTTTTAAGATCTGTATAGAGATAGGATTCGGCGTTTGCGCCGTTTCCATTCGGCGTTTGTGCCGTTTCTTGGATTCGGCGTTTATGCCGTTTCCATTCGGCGTTTGTGCCGTTTCCATTCGGCGTTTGTGCCGTTTCCAGTATTGACGGGAAGATTTTGAGCATTAGCGCTTCCTGAACGATGCGATAATGCTTCTTAGGAGTGCCATTAACTTGGCGCACTTCTTCCTGAATAACACCGGGTAAATATTGCTCAGTAATCTTGTAAATTGCCCTTCGGACAACATCGCCCTCAACTACTCGAACCTCTTTAGCAAGGGCTGCGTGTTCTTTGTAAAACCAGCCATTTTCGAGCGTGGATTTACCAGACCAAAATACAAGCTGATTCAAAATAGCGGCCAGCAGATGTTGCTGACGATCTCCCGCGAAAAAATCTAAATATGGTCCAGGAATCGTTATGCAGTTTCCCTGCCCTGACATGGCCTGAACAATTTCAAAGACCTGATTGCTCATACCAATACCTCATCGTGTAGCCGTAAAAATTCACGCAATCCCACCCAACCAACAGCACCACAGGATTTGCGGTAAGAAACATCTTTCTCTGTAGCGATAATTACCGTAACCATGTGGCCTTTGTGCCTGTGCTGAAAACGAGCTCCCGCTTTCGGAATACCATTCGATGCCCTGCTAACTTCAGACGGTACATACGCCGGGTAAGCCCTTTTCAGACGAGCAATCAATTCAGCAGCAGACTGGTTACACATAGTCACCTCCTAAATCAGTGAAACTTAGGTAAGTCAGTGCAGCCGGGCTGATACGCTTTGCTGTATACGGCCTCGATCGCGTCATCATGCGCATCAATAGCCGTTCCAATAGCGTGCTGAGCCGCGAGTAATGCCCGGCGCTCGATAGTGTCGTAGATGCTCAGGCGGTGACGTATTTCACGCGGGAGAACACGCAGGATTGCTGGAAGCAACAAACGGATTTTTTCGCGCTGCAGTTCGGTTTCCCCTTTGAGCCAACGATGAAATATATTTTGCTGGTTCGCCCACGTTTTACCCGGCTCCAGCCGCAGCTGATTACCACCAGAACGCGCGTACTCTTCCGCAATGGCATTTGCTGCGTATGCCTGGCCAACTTCAGCAGCCCATGCAAGCAAAACAATTTCGATATGCTCGTGTTTGATTTCCATCAATCAGTCTCCTTTTGACGCTTAGTGATAATTTCTTCGGTGAGTCCGCTGATAGGTGTTGGGTGAAGATCAGGACGGAGCTCATGCGGAGTAACAACCCAACCCCCCATACGGCAAAGAGGAATTACGCGATCGCTTGGAACACTATTCCGGGTAATCCAATTTGCTACTGATTGACTCGATTTAAAGTTGAACATACGAGCAACATAGGAAACATTTCCTATGGCTCTAACTGCCTTTTCCGTGATGTTTTTATATGGTGTAAGCATTCTTACCTCCTGTGAGTTGGTAAGTAGAGAATACTACACAAAGTAGAGAATGCAACTACTTAAAATAGAAATGACTAAAAACCGTCTCTGTCTTAATCTTCTACCTATGGTAGAAAAAACGAATAAACACCAAGACTTCGCAGACCGGCTTAACCGTGAGATGAGTAAAAAAAACTTATCTGTTAAACAGTTGAGTATTGCGGGACAAGTCACCTATGAAATGGCTCGGCGTTATACGCTGGGCACGGCTAAGCCACGCGATGAGAAACTGATAAGAATCGCAGAATGGCTTAATGTGCCGCCCGCCTGGCTGGATTATGGGGCTGTAGATAGCGGAGTTGAAACAGGTGGTAATGCTGAAACTGTTACATCTGCTCCTATAGAGCTATCCGATGAAACAGAGTTCTCAAATTTGAGCGATGATGAAAAACGATTGCTCAGGGTTTTTCGTAAGTTCCCTGATACCGAAGCCAACAACATGCTTCTTGCCTTTGAGGTTCGCTATAAAAAACTTCTAGAATTTTATAGCGAATACGCCGATCCAGATAAAAAATAGCCTCCAACAATACCCCGACAAACCCAGCAATGCTGGGTTTTTTTGTATCTACTCGCCGTCAAAAACAACCATAAGTAGAAAATAATTTCTACTTTACGTGTTGACCAATCTACTTTATGTAGTATTCTCTACTTATCGATACAACGGTGCGATAGGTTAAACGTTCGGCTACCCGGCCTTAAGGGATAAGGATTTGATCATGGAAAAAGCATACGAGGACTATTTTGAGAGTCTCAAAGAGGGGGATGAAGTTCTAAGTTTTTCTGAGTTCGTCAACGCGCTTTCAGGTAAGTAATAACATCAGTGCGTTTCGTGGTGGTGAACTGCAGAGTGAAAAAGCTCAACCGTGAAGATCAGCATCACGGCATCACCAACGTAACGCACTGTACTTGGGTAAATTTTCAACCGGAGATATGGTTATGATGCTCAATCACCAGTTATTAGCAGCACAGAACAAATTGGTAATTGCTCAGGCTATTGGCGACAACATCATGTGGGAACAGGCTATGCATACGATGAGAGGGATTTTCATAGCCGCTAAGAATACAGAAGATCGTATGCTTGAGGGTTATGCTAACCCGCTTTCGAATCTTCTTATTGAAGATGTTGTTTGTAATTATGAAATTTACGGTGATTTAATAATTGCTGATGGCGATTTGCTTTTAGGTCACGCAAAAATAAACACAGAAATAATTAATCACTAATTCAAAATCTATTTACACCCTTATTAATGCCATTATAGGCAGGAGCAAACACATCTAAAATTTATCTGCTGCACTACGGATGAGATAAGACAATGGAAAACAATAAACTTCGCTGTTATAGCTGCGGAGGCCTGTTTGAACGTGAACAGCTTCAATTTCGCCCTTCAGGACGCGGGGCATACAGGAGAGAGCTATATTTCTGCCCATTATGTGATGAAAAGAAAAAGAAAAAATCCATCTTAAAAGCAGCTGGTTCTGCATACCGTAAAACCATATCGACTCGCTCAGGATACCGTAACCTCAAGCGTTAATCTCCAAATGGGGCTTTTTCTGAACAAGTCTTTATTGGTAATGATTTAAAGGAATCAACATTAATCCGGGAACCATATTATAGTCTCCCGGCGATGAGGTTATTTATGGCCGATATTACTCAAGATGATGAATGGGTGATGGAAAGAGGAATAATTGCAAAAATGTATATGACGCCTCGCCAAATAAAATCATACAGAGAGGGGAGATGGATTGAAGGAATTCATTATAAGAAACATTCTCCTAATCCTTCCGCCTCTGAAGGAAGAGCAACTCTTCTCTACAACTATACTAGGATCAATAGGCTTGTTGGAGATACTTAATGAATATGCCCGCTGGCGTAGAACTACATGGAAAGGGAATAAGAATTAGCTTTCTATATCGCGGCATTCGCTGCCGCGAAGTTTTGCGGGGTTGGACTATCTCGAATAGTAATATACGAAAAGCTGGTAATCTTCGTGCTTTAATTGTAAGTGAGATTCAGCAAGGTAAATTTGACTATGCAGAGCACTTTCCTGAATCAAAGGCGCTCAAAAAGTTCACAACAACTCAAATAATCCGCACGTATGCGGAGTTGTGCGATGTTTACCTAACATCAAAAATTCACGAAGTTTCTGCAGCGTCCTATCGTGGCATAGTTTCAAGACTGGAAACATTAAGATCAGTTATTGGGGGCAACACTTACATTGCTGATATTCAACACAGCGATCTGTTGAACTATCGAAACCAATTGTTGACCGGGGAATCTGTCTCGCCCCATTCCCCCTGGCTTAACAAAACTGGTCGTGCTGTATCGACTGTCAATGGATTGATGAATACCCTTACAGCGATGCTGAAACTAGCCCAGCGAAGTAACTTCATTAGCCATGCCCCGCACGATGGAATCAAAATGCTAAAGAGGTCTCGTAAAGACCCAGATCCGTTGCTACATGATGAGTACAATGCTTTTATAAAAGTTTTGGCACCTAAAGCCGCGTTGCTATGGACAATAGCGGTACATACCGGCCTTCGTCATGGCGAGTTGGCTGCGCTCGCGTGGGAGGATATCGACTTAGAACACGGAGAGATCCATGTTTGCAGAAACAAAACCAATGAAGGGTTATTTGTACCACCTAAAACAGACGCAGGTAAGCGAACGGTTACCCTTTTAAAGCCCGCGTTGGACGCTTTGCGCCTTCAGTTTCAGAAAACAGGTGCTCTCAGGAAAATGGAAGTTACATTTCATCATCGGGAATATGGCTTAACTGAGCAGCAGCATTTGCGGTTTGTATTTATCCCGGATTCTCGTTCCCGGACAAAAGGAACAAGTTACAGTAAATCCTCTTTAGGCTATAGCTGGGACGCAGGATTAAAAAAGGCAGGAATTCGCTCGCGCCGTCCTTATCAGTCCAGGCACACTTTTGCCTGTTGGCTTTTAACTGCAGGGGCTAATCCGTCATTCATCGCCAGCCAACTCGGACATGAAAATGCAAAGATGGTTTACGAGATTTACTCGAAGTGGATCGGAGGAATGAACCGAAATCAGGTAGAAATGCTTAACAGCACTTTACCTACAGCAGTGTCCCAAGGGTGCCCCAAAGACAAAGTGAAGAAAGTTAATTTCAAGTAGCTCAATAAGATACGGTTAAGCTGGATAATATGCATGTATTTATGGCAGTTCTGGGAACCATTCTGTTCTTTGGATTTCTTGCCGCGTATCTAAGCCACAAATGGGATGACTGATGAACGACGATAATCCCCACCCGTAAACGCCCCCTGCTGCTGATGCACCAGGGGGCGTTTTTGTTAGCGTGATTTTTCTTGGTAAAGCTATTTAACCTCTGGCCCGTGCCATTCAAGTTTATTTCTCATTTCCTCCGGAACCAAAGAGAACAGAGAAGAAATTCTCTTTAATTGATGCTCGTATAAGAAACTTTTCTTTTCACTACAGTCCTCATAGTACCAGCGAGCATTTTTATTTAAAAAACAAATATCTAAATCATTAAAATCATCATACTTCAACAGTAAGTAAAACTCATGTATAAGCTGATATTAATAATATACAGACTTATCCCTTGCTTTAAAAAAGCACCATGAGTGGACACGCTTCTTATTTGTAATAAACTTCCCCGAAGGATATGTGAGTATATATCTTTTTTTTCCCATAACATGATAGCGGGGGCTACAAGCTTACCAACGCCCCAACCTGCAGCCCACATTGCAGCATCAGCAAGAGCCTCCCTACCCCATAACTTTAATCCGCAGGTATCGGGTTTAAATATCGCCAACCGCAGACAGGCTCTGAGAGGAGTTATGATATGCTTGTTACTTAGGCAAGGAGGGAGAAATATGCGTATCAATACCAAAATGAGGCTGGCAGCACTGTTATACCTTATGACGGCCTACGCTGTTGCCCTGCCGGCACTGGCGCTGTTCACGGACCTGGTGATAAACGGCGGGATTATTGATATGTGGCAAGGCTCGTATTCATTTTTGAACCTTCTTGATCTGCGTAAAATTCTTTATCTGCAGTTTGCCGGGCTGGGCGCTATACTGGGTTTTGTCTACTGGCTATTTTTCTTTAGAAAATACCGCCATTACGATCCGCTGGATAAATATTTTAAATAG